TTGAGTTATTGTTTGTAAAGTTTAGTGAGGACAAACCGATAAGAGTTGAATTTGATGTGAACGAAGATAGGCGTATAATTAGTGGCGTGGCTTTGTTGGCAGATACACCTATTTACAGAAATATTGACGGCAATGAGTTTAATATGTTTATGTCGCCGAAAACTATTGAGGATATTGTTGTTAAGTTCTTTAAAAAAGGTTATTCCAATAACTTGAACGAAATGCACGCAACGCCTTTAAGTGGTTTAACAATTTTTGAAAGTTTTATTAGCGATGAAAGTAGAGGTATTAAACCGATGAAAGGGTTTGAGGATGTACCTCAAGGGAGTTGGTTCATTAGTGCGAAAGTAGATAATGATGAAGTATGGGCAAAAGTTAAGGACGGCACATTCAAAGGATTTTCAATACAAGGGGATATGGCAGTTAGGCAAAGCAAATTAACTATTGAGCAAGCCTTAGAAAAAATAAATTTTATCGTAAATAATATATTGGAATAGTTTTTTACTCTTAATTAAAAAGTGAATTATGACTTTAGCAGATAAACTAAAAGAAAAATTTGAAAGTATTAAAAAAATAATGCTTCAAGTTGATGAACCAGCAGCAACACCAACACCTGAGCCAGCGAAAGTTGAAACAAAAATGGAGGAGTACGTGTTGGCAGATAACAGCGTGTTAAGCATTGATAAGTTAGAAGTAGGAGGTAACGTTTTAATGGGTGAAGTTGCAGCGGCAGACGGCACTTATAATTTGCCAAATGGGGATGTAATTACAGTTGCAGGTGGTATGATTAGCGAAATAAAAAAAGCTGAACCAGTTGCCCCAGTAGTTGAAGAGACTGAAATGCAAAAACAAGTGGTTGCAATGAGTTCGCATATTAAATCATTAGAAGCAAAGCAAACTTCATTCGAGGTATTAGCTACAAAATTTGAGGCACAAGAAAAGAAAATAGAATCCTTAAATGCAGCTAATAAAGAATTGTTAGTTGCTATTGAATTGATGGCAAATGAGAGCAAAGTTGCACCTATTGAAAAGGCAAAGTCATTTGATGAGATGTCACCAGTTGAAAGATTTAGAGCATCTAAAAATATTTAATTAACAAAAAATAAAAAACAAAAATTATGGCAATAGGTTATAATGTAGTTGATATTAGAGGTGTAGCAGCCGAACCAGTAATGGAAGAATTGTTGTTTGAAAACGACACCATTGCGAAAGACCTTGTAACATTTAATGAGGATGTTAAGGCAGAAACAATTTTTACAGAAGCAAGTGCAACAGCAACACTTCAAGCATATACAAGTGGAACGCCTACAAGCAGCGGTTCTCTTAGTGCTTTTGATGTGGCAGTAACCCCAACTAAGGCTTTGTTTTACCAAACATTCGACCCAAACAGCTTACGTTTTTCTCGTTTCAAAAGAACAATGAAAGCTGGTGCTTGGGAAACATTCAGCACCGAGTTTGAGAAAATTGTAATAGGCGGATTGTATGCAAAGAAAATTTCTTTAGCATTAGAAAATGAGTTTTGGAATGGGGTCACAAGTGCAACACAGACAGCAGTTGCTGCACTTACTGCAGGCATTGCAAATACAAGTGTAGGAGCAGCGGAAAAAACAGCAGTTGCTGCTTTAACCGCATCTCAAATAGATGGTGTTGTTGCTAAAATGATTTACAACTCTTCTAACGCAAGTGCAACAGCTGGAGTAGGGGGTCGAATTAAAGTTGCAGGGACAATAATTACAGCATCTAACATTAAAGCTGAGTATGACAAAGTATATGCTGCAATACCAGCGGAAACTTTAGCACAAAATGAGTTGCCTATTTTGTATGTGCCTAAGTCGCATAAACAAATGATTGTACAAGCAAACAATGTTACAACTGATTACACCAAACCTTTTAATGCAGATAGTTCTTACAACAACATCTATTTTAATGGGTTGAAAATCGAGTTTGTACCTTTGCCTGAGAAAGTTGTAATTGCAGCTTTAAAATCGCACATTCATTGGGTTACAGATTTGAAAAGCGATGTAAACGTTATGAAGATGGATAAGATAGATGCTACGCAAGAAAATATGTTTGTTAAAAACATTATCTCGATTGGCACTCACATCCAAAACCAACGTTTCAACGTTTTATACGTAGGGTAATTAATTAATTAACAGGGGGTGTAATAACCCCCTTAAAATATACAACTATGGTTTGTGCTTTAACACAGGGTTATTTAAGAGATTGTGCCGATGGTTATGGTGGCGTGAACACAGTTTACATAATGGAGTTTGACAATGCAACATCTATTACTTCAAGTGCTGGTGTTGTAACTGCTATCACTAAGGCAACAGGTAAACTTTTTAGAAAGTATGAGTTAATCGCTCATACAGCAGAGGGAGATGAAGCCCTTGCACACAGTAGAGAAATGGGAAGCAATGAAGTTAAACAAACTTTGAAATTCCCTATCAACAAAATGACAGTTGCCGTAAGAAATGAATTGATGTTGTTACGCCAACAAAGATTGCTAATTGTATTCATTGATGAAAATGGCTTAGGTTGGTTATACGGCAAAGATTATGGTTTAACACTTGCCACAGCAGCAGCAAAAACTGGCGTTAAATTAGCCGACAGAAATGGCTATGAGTTAGTATTCGAGGGTGAAGAAAAAGAATTAGCTTATAATGTTGATAGTTCAACTATCACTAGCTTAACAGTTGCAGGCTCTTAAATAGAAATACACCAATTTAACAAGGTCGGTCGCAAAAAAACGACCGACTTTTTTATATGATTATTTTAAACAAATCAAATAGTGAAGAACATATAATCGTTACGCTTAACGAAAGCAAAACGATTACTAACCCTTATTACTTATTTGTGTTTACAAATGCAACAACAAAAGAAGTTGTTAATCTTATTCTAAACTCGCAAGATGATGAAAGCCTTTACCCTCAAAGGTTTAACGACTTTATAATTGATACATCAAGTATATTTGAAGATGCAACAGTAGGGCAATATCAATATCAAGTTTATGAACAAGAAAGTGATAGTAACACAGATATAACAGGGTTAAATTTAGTTGAGTGTGGCAAAATGAATTTAACAGAAACTGCTACTGAAATTTACACTACATTTGACACAACAACAACTTACACCACTTAATTATGGCAAACGAAAACAAATTTAATTTAGAGGCTATAAAAATAAAATTTGCTGATAGCGTAGTGCCTACTATTAATAAGTATAGTGGCAAAAGGCACATCAAGTATGGTGCAAAAGATGACTATCCAAAATACCTAACTTATCTATATAACAAGTCGGCTATTCACGCTGCAATTGTTAATGGTAAGGTTGTGTATATATTAGGGAATGGGTTAGATGTTGTAAACAAAGATGATGTTGCAGGGTTGCAGTTTTTAAAACGTGCAAATGAAAAAGAAAGTTGGGATGATGTCATAAAAAAGTGTTGCCAAGATATTGAAAAGTATGGGGGTTTTTATTTGCAAGTTATACCAAAATTAGGCGGTGGGTTTAACTACTATAATTTAACTTACATCAATTGTAGAAGCAATATTGATAATACTGAGTTTGGATATCGTAAGGAAAACGTTTATGGAGTGTTTGAAGATTGGCAATATTATGATACTTTTAACTCTAACAAAACTGATAAAGCAACGATATTTTTTTACAAAGAGAATAATAATTGCGTATGTTATCCCTTGCCAAGTTGGAATGCTTGTAACAATTGGATTGAGAGTGATATAGAAATAAGCAAAGCCACGCTCACAAAGGCATTAACAGGGTTTAGTGCAACTAAAATGGTTACTTTTTTTGGAGTACAACCGAAAGAAGAAGAGAAAGAAAGTTTATCAAATAAGGTTAAAAATAAATTTAATGGCAGCGAGGGTGAAACAACACTTATAAACTTTGCTATTGATAAAGAACAAGCCCCAGTTGTAGAGGATTTAGGTGTTAATGATTTGACAAAAGATGACTTCACCAACTTCGATAATTTAGTTACATCAAAAATATTCGCTGGTCACGGCGTTACACATCCACTTTTATTTGGCATACAACAAGCTGGTAAATTAGGCAATAGCAGTGAGTTAAAAATAGCTTTTGATATTTTTAAGAATACCTATGCCACTGCAAAACAAAAGAACCTTGAAAACTTAGTAAAATATTTTGCTACAATTGCAGGGGTTAATAGTGAGTTTAAGTTGAAAGATATTGAGCCAGTAGGTTTAGATTTAAACCCAGTTGATTTTAAAGATGTGCTACCTAAAGAATGGTTGTTTGAAAAGTTAGGAATAGATGCTACAAAATATGGTATTGTTTCGCCAACGGCAGCAACACAACCAATAGCAGCAACAAATGATGTATTAACAAACTTAACAGGTCGCCAACGACAAAATATAATGGCTATTGTTAGGCAATTTGGGCAAGGCAAATTAACCAAACCCCAGGCTGCAATAATGCTAAAAAATGGTTTTGGGTTTAGCGACCAAGATGTAAATGATTACTTAGGACTTGATGAAGACCCAAACACTATTGACACTAAATTTAGTGTTGATGAAAGTGAGGATATGAAACTTGCTTTAATGTTCAATGAAACTTTTGAAGATTCTTCGCAATACCAAGTTATAAAAAAAACGCCGTTAAGTCAAGATGAAAACTTTGAGTTTCAATTAATGTTTGCAGCACAAAATGAATTAACCGAACTTGAAACAAAGGTTAAGGACTTATTGCAAACAAATCCAAAATTAACGAATGAAAATATTGCAACATCTTTAACGCAGCCACTAACTAAGATTGATGAAATTGTAAAAGGCTTGATTGACAGAAATATTATTGAAAGACTGAAAAGTGGTGAGATAAAAGTAATTGTTAAAACACCAAAAGTAGAATTGCCAAAAATAGTTATTCGTTATTCGTACGAAAAACGAAGCGAAGCAAGTGGGGCAGATATTTTACCAACATCACGCCCTTTCTGTAAGAAACTTGTAGAGATGAGCAACAATGGCAAATTTTGGAGTTTAAAAAACATTCAAGCAATATCTCAAGCCGTTGGGTACAATGTGTTTCAACGTGCTGGAGGTTGGTGGAATAACAACGGAAAAATAGAGCCACAATGTAGGCACGAATGGGTAGCAAATGCAGTAATTAAAAAAACAAACAATGAGCAGTAACACATTATTAATATCGCCTACTGTGTTTAAAGAACGTACACCAGCACACACAAACACAGACGATAAATTGATTTATCCTACAATTAAAGTAGTTCAAGATATGCACGTGCTGCAATTGTTGGGGACGGCTTTGCTTGCAAAATTAAAAACTGAGATTGCAGCAAGAACTTTAACAGGAGATTATTTAGTTTTGCGTGATGAGTACTTGTATGATGTAATGGTATGGCTGATTATGAGTGAGTTGCCAGATGCATTGCAATATCAATATTTTAATGCTGGAGTTGAAACAATTAACGCCGAAAAACAACAAGCAGTAGATAGAATTAAGTTGAATGAATTGAAAACTAAATACAAATCTTATGCTGAATACTACATCAAGCGTGCAATGATGTATTTAAAAGAAAATGCTGCAACAAAATTTCCTGAGTATTTAGAATCACAAACGGCACTTGACGATGTTGTTCCAAACGACACATCATACACTTGCCCTATATACTTAGGCGACGTGAGCGATATACCAAACGAAAGTTATAGTAATAGAAAATAATTTTTATGAGTAAAAATGAAAGCAAAAAAAACGTTGAAAAATTAAAAGTTTTTTTAGCAAAACAAGAAAAGAAAAATGACACTAAACCAAGTAATAAAACGACTAAAGGGGATAGCACTATCACACAGGCAAATTAACCATTTCTTTATTGGTGACTTTGACCAATTTTTGTCAAATGGTGAAGTTGTATATCCAGCTTGTTTTGTTGAACTAACTGAGCAAGCAACGATAAGCAAAAGTGATAGGCAAACAACCTATTCTTTTACTATTCACTTCTTAGACTTATTAGATAACGCCATTGATAGCAACGCTAATGAGTTTGAAATAAAAAGCGACTTATCTTCTATTGCCCAAGACTATATGGCTTTGCTAAATTACAGTGAGTATAAAGATTGGGATATTAGCGAAACCAACACAATGAAAGTAGCCAAATATCAACTTGCAGATGTTACGGCAGGAGTTAGTATTGATTGCAAAATTAGCACCAGATACGATAGCAATAGATGCCAAGTTCCAGCAACAGGATTGCCTACTGAAACTGATTATAACAATGGGTTTTATGTGCCAAATATTTACGCTTTTTCAAAACTAAAAATAGTAGTAAATGGTGCAACAGGTTCACCAACTGTGAACACTCAAACTTATCAAAATAATGTGTTGAAAGGTGCAATTGATTTATTAGATATGACTATTAATAAACAAGCATTTTATGTTGGAGAAGATTTCACATTTAATGCAACAACAGGAACAATTACATTTGTAAATTATTTTTGGAACACAGACGATGTAGCTGTGTTTTCATTCAACCAAAAAGTTAATTAATGAGAAAGTATTTAGTAATTTTATTAGTGTTATTTACTAGCGTTTCTTTTGCCCAAAATTGGAACACAATAACGCAAGGTAGTAAATATACTTACACAAAGTTTTTAGGCGGAATTAAGGCAGATAGTGGGTTAATAGTGCCTACTTATTCAATCCTTACAAATCACTTCAAAGATAGTGTAGGTTCAATAGGTAGGTTTAACGATAGTCTATATTTTAGAAGTTCTACTGGTTGGGTAAACATAGGCAGGCAAACAGCAAGTAGTGGTAATTATTTGCCGTTGATTCTTACATCAAGCCAACGAATTAGAGGCAATTTTTACGACTTGACAATTGATAGTGTGGATAACTTTATTGTGCAAAACAGCAATGCAATAAATATGTATGGTTCAAACTCATCTTCTTTGCGTAGCGGTGGTTTAACTTTGGTAGAGGGTGAAACTGTAGATTTAACTGCAAACGATGTGACTATAAATTCAGTTAATGGGTTGAAGTTATTTAACTCTAACTCGGCTGTATATAATGCTATTACAACACAAGGGAGTTTGTGGAAAATACAATTTAATGATAATAGTAAAGAGTTTACTTTAGATGGCACTAATTTAGGTGGCAACACAATGACTTTGCCAGCCTCAGACGGAACGCCTATTTATAGAATTAACGGACAAAGCTGTGATATTGCAGGGGATATAGTTGTTGATAGTAGTAACATTACAGACTTGCATAGTGAGGCTTATTATAATACTAAATATGCTGCAATAAGCGTTAACGGGACAGTTACAAATGTAAGTAGGACAAATGGTGTAGGGATAATTGCAAGTGTCACAAATGCTACAACAACGCCTAATATTAGTATCGCAGTTGATACTGCTTCAAGTTCTATTTTAAGCCGTCAAAGGGCAGCAGCTACCTATCAGCCTATCACTACAAGAAAAGCTATTGATAGCATCTCAAAAGCTTATACATCAACCATAACTTTTGCTGGTACTGCACCAAGTGGCACAACAAACCACAGCTACGAATGGTCGCAGAATGGGAGAGTTGTTACGTTTAGAATTTCAACTTTTTTTACTGTTGCAGGAAGTGGCAATACAAGTGTTTCTTTTGCAGTACCAAGCGATATGCCTACGCCTGCATTAGTTACAGGTTATCAAGTTAGTAGTGATGACAAGATGTATATTTTATCTTGCAATGGGGGTAATACGAGGACTATCGCAAACCCTTTAAGTTGTTGGGTTGCATATAACGGGGGTCCGCCTATTTTTAAGGTTTATGCTGCTTCACAAAATTTACAATATATAACAATAACAGGTTCTTATTTTACAAATAATTAACTATGAAAACCCTACTATTATTTTTTGCATTGATAACGCTATTTTGTTCGGCACAAGAAGTTCCAACGTGGTTATGTGAACAACCACAACAAAAAACTGCAACCGACACAGTAATTTATGCAAGCGGTGCGATAGTGCCAAGTTTTACAACAGCACCCAACGGCACAACTTACATTAAATGGAATTTTTTAACGCCAAGTTCTTCGCACAAAACAATTTATTTTGATAGTGCAATAGCACAGCCTAATGGCAACATAAGGGTTTATTTTCCTCAAGTAAAAGAGGTTTCTTCATTCCTTGCAACAGGGGATGATATACTTTCAAAGTACGCAACAGTAGGCTACTCGATAGCTACTACTTATGCAGAGTTGTTTGTAGGCACGCCAGCAGCTAATGCAGGTGAATTAAGAGGCAACAACACGGCATTATGGACTAAGTCTGAAAGAATATCATTGTGGGATGTTACAAGAGATACAGGCACAGGATTAACAAGATTAAATGTGATTACACCACAACTATTAACTACTACAACAGCCGACTACCAATCTTTAACAATAACGTACACAGGCACTAATAATAGGCTAATTAAAAGGGTTTATAGTGGTACAGGCACTTATAATGTAGGGTTTTATTTAACCGACTTACAAGGGAATATTATTAAAGGCAACAGCGACCCTAATGATAGGGTAGTTGTAAGTTGTGGTATGACTAATATTAATGTGAATTGCTATCGTGTAGGCACTAATGGGTATGAGTTGAATTTTTTTAAGCCACAAAGTGCAATTATTATGATAGGCGTGTTTACGAAGTAATTATTTTTGTTTGAATCCAATATAAAAAAATGAATATCCACCTTAAAAAATGTTGCAGAAAATGGCAAAAAGTTTCAAAGAACAGTTTACAAATTGGTTGATTGCGATAGTAGGATTTGCAGGGGCTTTATGGGTTAATACGGTTATAAATAATCAAGCTAAAATACTTGAGAAATTAGACACATTAAGCGTTATGATGGCAACTGCAAATAGTGAGAGAGGTACACTAAAAGAACAGATGTTAAAAGTGATTGAAAAGGACGAAAAGCAGGATGAAATTATTAACGCTTTAAAGCGTTCTACAAGTCGCCTATTCAAGCACGAAAATTATATAACTTTAAATAAAGAGTAATGAATTATTCAACTTTAGTATTAGCATCATTAGGACTTATAGGGGTTCTATTGCATAATCTTGTTAATATTAATGAGATAAATAAAGACCCAAACAAGGGCAACTTTAGTTTTGTTGCATACTGGAAAAAAGAATGGGCAAGTATTGCTATAAGTGCCATTGTTTCTTTAGTTGCTGCTTATTTAAAAAGTGAGATTAAGCAATTAGAAGAAGCTAAATGGTTGGGCTTAGGCTTTATAGCAATAGGATATATGGCTCAATCTGTATTAGTTTCATTTATGGGCAAAGCAAGTAAAATAATTGGTAATGATGAGCAAAAAAGTAGTTTATGAAAAAAGGTGTAAGCGGTTGGCAAAATAATTTGTGGCGATGCCTATTAACAATGCACACTTCGCCACTTTTCTCAAAAAAAATTATGATATTCATTTCACTAATAACATTCGCCACTATGTTGGCTATTGCTAAAAATTATTATTATGGAGATATGTGTAAAATGCAATAGCAATGCAACTGTTAAATTTGGGAATGACCCTGATTTGAAAGGGGTTTGGAGTTGTGAAGATTGTAAAGAAAAAGTAAGGTTAGCCTTAATAGTATCTATTAATAATGGGCAAGATTTTGAAAAAACATTAAAACGTTTAAGATGACAAATAAGTTTAAATTTAACCCTAATATCTTCCTCTACATATTAGCAGCATTTATGTTGTTGTTGCTAATATTAGGATTGTATGGCTGCAATAACAAAATACCACTCAGGCATTATAAAAAAGTAGCAGCGGACGTTTTACCTTTCGATAACGAACAAAAGAAAAACATCATTGCTCAAAAGTGTGCAAGTGCTTTCCCTATCGAGGAAAAAATAGTTATAAAAGATACTGTAATTACTAAGTATGTTAAAACCCAAGACTACTCACAAATAAACAAGCTGAAAGCCTTGCTTGCAAAGTGTTCTACACCAATTGACTTAGATAGTTTCCTTTTCTATAATATGATAACCGATACTATTTATATTGATAGAGTTAGGACGGAACATAAGACTGTTAGAGATACTATCAACAATTACTTTAAGGACTTATCAAGCGAGCAAATCAAAGCTGAAAATGTAGGGTTAAAGATACTGCAAAAAGATACGAATGATAATTATTTAGAAGCAAAAAGAACCAGCGACAAATGGCGTTTGCGTTTCTATGTGTTGCTTACTTTTGTTTTGTTATACGTTGGCTTAAGAGTGCTATCTTTGTTCAGAACTTTACCGATAAAATTATGAGAGTACAATTATTAAAAGATGTTGTTGGCAGACTCAAAGAAAAACGTTTATATGGTAGTAAAAACGAAATATTAAACGTTATTTCGCAGCGTGGCGATGTGTTGATAGTTAAAGGCAAGCGTGAGAATTTTCCAGTAAATATTGAAGATGTTAAAATTATTGAACAATGATAACAGGCGAACAATTAAAAAAAGTATGCTCAAGTTTGTCACTTGATAGAGCCATTTTTTTGGCAGACTTAATACGAAAAACTTGCCCTAAATATGGCATTAATACAACAGATATTTTGCACGAATTTTTGGCAACGATAGCCCACGAAAGTAGGGAGTTTACTATTAAGAAAGAAAGTATGTTTTACTCAACTCCTGCCAGGATAGTAGAAATATGGCAATCGAGGTTTAATTTAACAGGTACAAATGGTAAACTTAATGCTAACGAGTTTATAAAGAACCCTGCTAAACTTGCTAATACTGTTTATGCCAATAGAATGGGCAACGGAGATTTTAATAGCAATGATGGTTTTAATTTTATTGGTGGGGGTTTCATCCAAATTACTGGGCGTGAAAGTTATGCAGCTTACGCAAAGTACATAGGCAAAGACATTATTGAAACTGCTAACTTAGTTAGAACAACAGATGAATATGCTTTAGATAGTGCTTGTTGGGAGTTTTCGGTTGACAAGAAATTGAATGACGAGGCTGAACGTGATGAGTTCTTAACTGTTACCAAACGAATTAACGGAGGAACAATAGGGCTTAACGATAGGAATAAATACTATGAGTTATGCAAATTACATATTAAATAGTGGGCTTTTACATACAGTCGGTTTTTAGTTAATCAAGGGGCTTTTCTAAGCCCTTTTCTTGTATATTAAACTCAATATCCTTCCCCTCTATTAAGCTATCTACAATCGTTTCTATCGCCTCTAATTGGTCTGCTTTAAGTAGTGCTAACTTTGACATTAACGCTGGGAAAATCAACACATCCCCATCCCATTCGCCACGTATTCCATCCCTTACCTCTTGAGGGAAATTAGGGTTGCAAAGCAGCGAGTTGTAAATGTAATTGATTTTGTTTTGAGCATCGTTTAAAAGTGATTTGCTTTTTGGAAAATCACGCTGAAAAGTATCTGCATACTCTTTTGATATTTTCAAATAGTGAATAAACGATACTATGGAAGATGTGTTTGGCATAGTTAAAAGTTTCCGTTATAAATATCTAAATCTTTTTTTTTTTCGGCTGCCTTTTTATTAGTTAATTCAGTTACACATTTTATGCACCAACTGGCTTTTTTATTAGATTTCATTGGGTTGCTGCTAAACAAACTTTCAGGCTTATCTTTTTTGCATTTTGTACAAATCATTTTGTGTTGATTTTAAAGTATTAGAAAGGGCAATCGTTTTTTGGTATTAATTCAATTCTATCTTTTAATTTGCTCAATGCAATAAAATCTTTACCAATCCAATAACCTACACAACCAGCATTTAATGTTTTCTTTATTATTCTGCCAGTTTTTGTATTAATCAAAACTTTGCATTCGCTCCAATTATATTGAGGCTTATCTTTTATTTGCCATTTTAAATTCAATGTCCTAAATAACTGATATTGCATAGGTTATACTTTGGTTTAATAGCGTCTATTTATGAGTTAAATGCCATTTTACGACACAACGCTATCTGTTATTATTTCTGATTCACACCATAACTCACTACCCAATATTTGAGTATTATCTATTCTATCAATCATCAATGCTTTAAATCTTCCTTTAGTATAAACTATTTCAAAAATATTTTCACCCATCATCATACCCATTTTAATTTTATCACATTCAAATATTTTATTGCCATTTTTATCATTCAATCCTGTGTATTGGCAAACAGTTTCAGGAACTACTCTATAAAATATTGAATTATCAAAATCAACTATAACAGTTGAAATAATTGCACCATCAAGCATTTTAGACAAGAACCCAAATACATATTTATTGTTATCGGTTCTTTTTGCTTTAAATAAAATTTCTCTTTTTAACATATACTTTTTTTAAACATTTTAAATTAAGCCCCACTCTACCTACATCAATAATAAGCGTAAACGCAAACCTTCGATAGTTGTAGGGCTATTATTTTGTGTCTTGTCTAATAGACAAAAACGGCATTTAACATTAGGTTTGGCAAAAAAATGGCTTGACGTTCTTTGCTCAACGGATGAATATTTTGGCAACATTTGAAACTCTATTCAACTTTTGTAGTGCCAATTCCATTTCTTCGCCAAGCCTTTTTCGTTAGGCGATACTTTAAGAAAGACTGTACTTATCATTGTACATTTTTTTTAAAAGTTCAAAAACAGAATTATAAAATTCATCTGAATAAAATACTGGGCTAATCAAACGGACTTCTGGAACACTTGCAACTAATCTACTTTCGCCTATAAGGTAAAAAAACTCTGATATTTTTTCTTTTGTAGGAAAAGGTAAAATCAAATCACTTGCTTTTCCTATTGGTTTAAAAAATTCTTTATTTTGGATTTGTTCTAAATCAAATGAAAGACCTTTGTAATCTGCGTCATAACCCCATTTTTCAAACATTTTGTCCCAAAAAACAAAATACCATTTCATTTTTGGTTCAGTTTCGTTGCTGACATTTAAACATAATTCTTGCCCTTTTTTATGACCAGTAGGCAAGTCTTTTAATAACTGGTATCTTTGATGATATTTCATTTTATATTTATTTTAAATTATTACTATTTTGACCGAAGAAAAGCATCGCCTAACATCGGTTTTGAGCAAGTGGGGGTTCAGTGGTTAATTCAACATCCTGCTACTATTTAACTTCTGTGGTAAATTGAAACTTTCTGCGTCTAAACCCCACCTGCACAAAGCCGAGAACCGTTATGCGTCACCTTGCAGACGCTCCAAAACATAATCCTTTACTATTTTTTTAATCGGTTCGACAAATTCTACACGAACACGAAAGGCAATAGTTTTAGTTTCATAATCTGCTTTTTTACGACCAGAGAATGGGCGTTTACCCCCTCTCATTTCTTTTTTCATTTTAGGCTTCATCGAACATTGAAATATAATTTTTAACTGCTTTT